TTTTCATCTACCAAGTCTGTCGCTGTTCCGTGAGTGCTGATATTTTGAAAGCTGATTGTGCATGCTGATAATAGGACCGATGTGCAAGCTAAAAACACTTTTTTCATTCTATTCCTCCTCGTCATAACTTATTTCTTTAGGAAAATATTGGAAACATATGGTCTCTTTGTAGCCCTTGAAGCCATAGGATTTCTTTGCTTAGGCTAAAATCCCCTGAAAATGCGAAAATAAATATCATCCACATGGCTATTAAGGCGATTAAAACAGAAAAATACTTGACACCACCTATAGTCACATCGTGCATTCTATTCCCCTTTCTTAGGCGGATTCCACTCTTGGAATCTTCTTAGGAACTCTTTAGGCCTACTTACCGCTTCCCTTTTCACGTCCTCTTCATGGAGCTGTAATGCATGTGAACTATAGGTTAAGAACTTTTTAAGCTTGGTTTTGTCTTTTTCGCTCATATCTGGAGGCAGAATAGAGTCAAATTCTAAGCACTTTTTCGGCTGGTAGGTTGTGTGTGCATCGTTATCCGGATCGTCTCCAGTTTCTAAACAGAAGGTCTTTAAAAGCGCATATTTATATGCGTAAGAAATCGCTTTTCCTGGCCCCTTATCTCCATTGTCGATTCCATAGCCATGATATTTCACCATAAAATTATCTTTAGGCATATCTGGGTTGACAAATGACACAGCAAGCTTAACCATTGTTCGGTTGTTATCTTGAGCCATTTCTTCTACTGTAGGGATAACCACGATGCCATATTTAACTAAAAGTGGGTGAATCTCTGCCGCTACTGCATCATGGCTAACAAAGGTATATTGTCCGTTAACCTTGAGCTTGCCTTTGTAAATTTGCTTCAGTTCGCTCATGATGCCAATAATTCTCTGAAAGATATTTGGAAATGGCATTTGAATTGCTTCAGCTGAGAGTGGTCCTTGATTAGGTATTGTCAACGCTTGGTTTTCTTTTTCTTCCATTTTTTTTGCCTTTGTTAAAATAGTGCCAACAGTCCAATGCTGAGAGGAAAATATGGAGTTCTTCGCTCATTTCCTCTAAAAGATGTATTTCAGGAAATTCCCCGTCCTTATTTAAGTAGACGAGCATTGCTCCTTTGACTGAGATGTTGTGATGTTGCAGAAGATGGTTGTAAGCTGCCATTTGAACTGGATATGTCTTTTGTGGTCGGGCACTCGTCTTAAGATCGACTAGATACAACTCGTTGTCCGATCCTTTCACTACAAAGTCTACTTGTCCGGAATACTTAAGTTCTTCGTTTGTATATCTTTCTTCGATGATCAAAAAAGACTTTACTTGTACTTCGCTCCACTTCTTAAAAGAATTGACATATCCAACCAGTTCTTCGTCAATCATGCCATCCGGAATCCATGCACCTTGAGCGATTCCTGCGCACAAAGCATGTACCGAGGTTCCTCTTGCTGCAGCTCTTCCTAGTATCTGTTGTGGGATATGCTCATAATTGGTGAAGTTTTTCAGGATTTCGGTAACTCTTGGGTGTTTCATATGGATATTCCCTGGTTCAATTCATGAGCGAGCATAGAGAGGAAGTAAGTAAAAATCCCAAACTCTAGTAGAGCCACTTAATTTCCCTAAAATTTTTATAACTTATTTTTGTGTAAATGGTGTAAAGTTAAAATTTTAACTTATATATGGCAACATCGTTCTTGTCAAGATTTAGGGTAAATATTATTTTGTGCTCATTATTATGGAGGTTTGCTAATGTCAAGGCCAACTGTTCTCGAAGAAAACCTTGTGGTATCAGCTAGAATAGAGAAATCAATGTATCAAATGCTTCACGATATAGCTTCGCTTGAAAGCATTAACACAGGAAGAAAAGTTACGATACAAGAGTTGATAAGAAACTCGCTAAAATACACTTACGAAAACAATGAGCGACTCAGAGAGTGTTTTAAGAAGTCGAGATCTCATATAACAAAAAGAATTAAATAAAAGACTTGCACACAAACTGAAAAAACAGTACGTTACAAGAAAAAAAAAGGAGCTTCGCTAAAAGCTCCTTTTCGGGGTAATTACATAACTTCTAGGAAGCGCTAACTTCCAAAAGTGTGGTAACTGCAATTTCACACTACCAGAAGTATATAATTATTCCAAGCCTAAAGAATTTATATGAAGTAAACGTGGCTAAGGATAAAAGTACTTCTGTCTATTTTGACCGAGAAAGGCTGCAATTTGTAGGGCTTGAAGCCGCTGAACTTAAGCGGCTAAGAGAAACCTACAAAGGAGTAGATGTTGACTCAGAGCTTAAGAAGATGAGTCTATGGCTCACCTCTCCGAAAGGGAAAAAGAGGAAAGGGAACATAGGATTTATCCTCAATTGGCTGAATAAGGCATCTCCTTCTATAGCTTCTCCTACTATCTCCGAAGAATTAGACTTGTACGAATTCGATTCACCTTTAAGGCCACTTCTTCTTGATTATTTGAAGGACTTATGGAAGGGCAAGGAACATATTCTGGAATTCAACAAGATAAAGAAAAAGGATTAGAGAACTTCCTTCAGTTTGGGCTGCCAACGGCTCCCCATGAAGATTGTCTTACGCCTCTCGCTTCTTTGCCTCGAGATTACAGAAAAGAGATTAACAAAGGTTACTCCACTGGCTGGAAGTGTCTAGATCGTTATCTACAAGGGCTCCGTAAAGGCGAAGTCACTGTAGTTACTGCTGACACCGGAGCTGGGAAGACAACCTTTTGTACGCAGCTAGTTGTCAATTGTGCGATGCAAGGCATTCCTGTATGGATCAACTCTTGGGAAATGAAGCCTGAAACGACTATGCGCAAGCTAGCTTCTATCATCCTTCGCCGTCCAATGAAGGTTTGTAACTTCGGCGTCCATGAAAACGAACAGTTTGACGAGTGGGCCTCCCGCTATAAGGTCTATATCAATCCAAATACAATTGGAACCGACATTAATTCTCTAGCTCAACAACTAGTAAAGGCAAAACAGCTAGGGATCGAAATTGTGATGTTGGATCACTTAGATTACCTCGTTAACGCCAAAAAAGAAAAGCTCCACGAAGCAATAGATGAGACCGTGAAGCGCTTACATGAGCTTGCTTTCGCTCTTTCTATGCATTTCTTGCTGATCTGCCATCCACGCCAATCTGCAAATAACAATGAAGAAGTAGGTTTGCATTCGCTTAAAGGCTCCTCAGCAATCAAACAGTATGCGGACAACGTCATTGTTCTGCATAGATGTGCCAGAACAGATGATCAAGCAAATCCAAACAAAGTAAAAGTACGCATAGCTAAAAACCGAATGTTCGGAATCGAAGGGACAACCTATCTCTTCTATCAAGAAATGTGGGACGGCTACGGGGAGCTCTTAACATATGAAGCAAAGTAAACAGGGTATCAAGTGCATAAGGTGCGATTTTACAAAAAATTACCGAGCCTTTTTATCCGACAGTAAGCGTCCTGATGTTTGTAAGCTTTGTTTTACAGACGAGGAAAAAATAGATTACGGAAGATCAAATTTTAGCAAAGAAATGGATGGTCTTTGTCCAGAAGAGAAAAAACATATCATTAAAAGTTTAGTCATAGACGAGAAAAAGCGTCGTTTGGAGGCATATGCAAAGAAAGAGAAACGCAGTTCTGTTTGATGATTGGGAATCTACAGGCCAAGAAGAGATGAACAGAATACACGCAAAATGCAAGCATAATGCAAGCGTTTTAGACGTGGTAAACAGGCTTGATAATTTGAAAAGCTTAGTCTCCATTTGTCGTGAAGCCATCGTCGGCCACAGTTTTGATGAAGATAGATTAGCAAATGCGTTGCACTGTTATGTCCTTGAACAAATCCAAATAGCACAAGAGGAGCTAAAACAAGTATGAGAGTTAAAGTCGGAAATACAGCCAGCGAAATAGAAGTTGGACAATATCGCGAGGTAAATAAAGGCGCTCTAAAAGCGTTCTTTACTCTCGTAGAATATCCTTATGGAAGAAAGACTTTGGATTGTCGTTACTTCGTCCAAGGCGACAATCGTTGGGTGAATTTCCCCCAAAAAGAAGTCAATTACTCAGATGGCAGAAAGCCTGAATATATTCCATTAGTTAGCTATCTAGACAAAGCTTATTTAGACCAACTCAAAGAAGCAATCTTGCTAGCATTAAAAGACATGAAACCAGGGGACAAGAATGGCCAATCGAACGCTCAAGCCTATCAAAGGAAAGAGAATCCAATACAAGCTGAACCATCATCTAGTTGGAGAAGCTCACCCTTTTGATTCGTGGATGACCTTGTGTGAGTATGTAATGGATATTGCTGAGGAAGAAGCAAAAAAGATAGTAAACACCAGCCTAGATCAGCTGATTTGTAAAATTTCAGATGAAATCATGTCTACTGCGGAGGAATATGAGCCTACTAAGAAATTTTAGCAAGCACCTTGATGTGCGTATCGCCTTTTCCATGTGTTTATGCTTTGTTTCAGTTGCAATTTGTTCGTTAAGGTGGGCGTTTTGGGACTAAAGCAAATCATTAAAAACCAAAAAATCCTGCAATCCGGTGCTGTAGATGCAGAGCTTGTACTACCAGGCGAGCCTCTCATCTATAGTATCAAGTACACGGTCGGGTCTAGAACTCGATCGGTACAATTTTTTCGTGATATGAAGTGGAAATCTCTGCTTAAGTCTTTTTTCCGCTCTTATTACAAAACCCACACACCAGTTGTGGTAATCGTGCGATTCTATGTGACTCCTCCACAGAACGCTAATATCAAGCTGAATGACCTCCGGAGCGATACCGTCCCTGCAGTCTATTCTTATGAATTGTGCGATTACCTTCTTTCTTTTTTAGAGATGCTTCACCACGTTCTCATCAACTCCTACCGTCAAGTCGTTAAAATCGACGTGCAAAAGTTTTACAGCTCGAATCCGAGAACTGTTTTTCAATTCATGAAATGGGACCAATATGTCTACTTACAAAATCACAATACCGTACACACCAAAAGCAAAGGGGTCGTGGAGGCTAGGAAGACACGGAACATACAACCCGAGTTGCAAGGGAATGCTGAAAACGAAGTTGTTTGTGAAGAAACACCTAGAAAAAAACAACCTCCCACTTCTGACAGGGCCTCTACTTGTGATAGCGCACTATCGGATTCCTGCTCCAAAAGCTCTATCAGCAAGAAAGCGAGCGCTCCAAAACCTCTTCCCGCATATAAAAAAGCCTGATGGAGATAACCTTGAAAAGTTTCTTAATGATGCTCTCAACGGAGTCTTGTGGGATGACGACGCGCGTATCACATGGCTTCTTAGAAGTAAAACACTCTGTAACTTGAACGAAGGGCAAACCATTATCTTTGTAAAAGAACTAGAGCAGTCTGTACCAGATTATGATGCACTGCTAAACACAATCGCTGAACATATAAGAATAGAAGAGGCTGAACATGCTAATATCAATTAAAGATATCCCTTCAATGGTCTATGTAGTCTTAGGAATCGACTCACATGAACACGACCAGGTTGTTGCCGTGTGCGCCTCATATGAGGAAGCAAAACGCTATTGTATGCAAACTATCAATGAGACAGAATTCTTTGATTTGTGGATCGAAAAGCACCCTGTTATGTAGATTCTCATTTTAAAACCCAGCCTTCCATTGACAAAACTATATCAATAATGGTATAATTAAGGAAAAGACTGGATTACAAAATGCCAACTAAACCGATACTTTGGGTAAGCTCTTCTAAACGCGATCTAATGGATATGCCGTCGGATGTTATTGCTGATTTTGGATATGGACTTTATCAAGCACAGCTAGGAGAACATCCTGAGATGGCCAAAACACTTTCAGGATTTGGAGGGGCTAATGTCGTGGAGTTGATTCAAGATCATAAAGGCGATACATTTAGAGCGGTATATACGGTTAAATTTAGTGACGCTATAGTAGTTTTACATGCTTTTCAGAAGAAAAGTAAGCGAGGAATTGAAACTCCAAAGCAAGATATAGACCTCATACGCTCTCGCCTTAAGTTAGCAGAAGCGTTATACAAAGATTGGAAAAACAAAGGAGGCTTATCCCATGAATAAAGAAATGAAAGAGTATGAAATTACTAGGGACAATATCTTTGCCGACCTTGGACTAGAACAGCCTGAGGAGCTTTTTACAAAAGCAAAACTGCTTCATAAAGTCGGATCTTTAATTAAAGCCAGTAAGTTAACTCAAAAAGAAGTCGCGGAGAAGCTAAACATTACACAACCAAAAGTTTCTATGCTGGTGTCTGGACGGTTATCTGCATTTAGCACTGATACGCTGCTGCATTATCTTTCTATATTGGGTTGTGAAATACAAATCCGCGTTAAGCGTCCACGCTCGCGTACTGGAATATTCCGACATAAAGGCTTTATTGCAGTGTGTTAAGGTCATAATGATAAATAATTGTGGCCTCTTGCACCCCTATAACGAGCGTGTTCAACTTGAGAAATGTTTTTTCAGTTGATCATTCACAGTTTCGATTACAGACCTCTTCCTTAGCAAAATCTTATCCGTTAATGACATCAAACGCTGTTTCATATTAGATCTTACGTTGAAAAATAACTCTAAGTTACGATTTAAAAAGGCGTGTATCGAAAAGGGGAAAAACATAACCTTAGAAAGAAGTCTATTAGAGAAACAACAAAAACGAGATTTACATAAAAAGCAATAAGCAATAGCATGAAAAATAAAACAGGCCAAGGAATGGTAAGTGCTCATAAAATCGGGAAATTTAAGAGTATATGGACAAAATGGAGCTAAGCTACATTTAAGACAATGGCCAAATCGTTCACGGCATTCCGTGTAACTATCGATTGTATTCTTTCGCCAATGACCTCTCCA